GGTGAGCAAAACGGCGTGACCTTCTGCCACAGCACGATCCGCGAAGCCAAAGCCAACCTGTTGGCGCACGGCTGCAAAGTGGAGGCGATCATTGGCAAGATCAGGGTGCGCTGAGATGAGCGCCCCAACCTATCAGGCCTATGTCGAGGTCGTGACCGACGATGGCATCCAGCGCACAGAGTGGACAGGCCTGCGCGAGGGTCAGGCGCGCTGGCGCTATCACTGGATCAGGCGCGAATGGTACGCTGGCCGCATCAAGCGCCTCAAGTCCTTTGGCTGGAGGCAGCAGCCATGAACGGCAAGGACAGCGCCCTGATCGTCACCGCCCTCACGCTCATGCTGGAGGACCTGCGAGGGCGCGCCCGCCGCGCCACGTCGGACCAGACCAGCGCCGACCTGCTCAGGGACGTTGCGCGTTGCGTTGAGCTGCGTGACCGCATCATCGACACCGACAGCGCTTGGGGCTGAGCCCCTCGCGCCCGTCGCCTGTGCGCCGTCGCGCCTGTGCGCGTCGGTGCGCTTGCGCGCCTGCGCTGCGCGCACGGCAGCCGCAGGCTGCTCACAAGCAACGTCTGCCTGCAAGGCAGTCTGCTATCAGCAAACAGACATCTGTCCAAAGGACAGTCAGCTATTTGTGAGGTTGGGAATGTGTGTTGTAAGTAGGTAGGGGGTATACCCCTTTTCTATTAGAATTAGGTACCATGGGGGGTTACATGCAGCCAACCCGCAATACGACCACAAAAAGCATATTTGCAAAATACCCTCTTGCACGTTGGCAAAACCGCATATAGAGCAGACGGGCATTTCAGTGGCTCCTCCTCTGATCCAAACTCAGCCAGCTAGTCGCCTTCGGGTAATTAGCTGGCTGTTTTTTTATGCACAAAGGCATGCTGCCCCGAAAAGGGGGTACCCCATTGACAAATAAAAGGGGGTGGGGGTATTTTTGGAAACGGGGTGGGATGCTTCGGTAGGCTAACCGGGGCTTTAGCTGGCCAGCACTCACCCCTTTACCCGCATCCTTGCTCAATGGCCCAATCCGTATTAGATAGGGGTATATTTAATTGAGTGAGCATATCGATGGCGTCCAAATCCAAAAGCCTTGTCATACAGGACGGTGAGCCAACGGACGTTGATGGCCCTGACAAGAGCGGCATTGACAAGCGCTTCACCGTATCGCCCATCCGCGCATTGCTGCCGGACAAGGGCGCGCGAAAGAAAAGGCCACATGAGCACATCCCGACAACCAAAAGCCGCAAGGGTGTGCTGCATGCCGTTGGCCTTGGGATGAACCACGAGAATATTGCCAAGGTGATGGGGATCAGCGTCAACGCTTTGACCAACCATTACCGCGAGGAGTTGGACATTGGCCTGAGCCTTTTGATGGATGACGTGAAGACCAACCTGTACAACATCGCCCGCGATGAGAACCACAAGGGCACGGTGCAGGCCGGGATATATTTGCTCAGCCGCTTGGGTGGCGATAACTTCAAGGATGTTAAGCGCATTGAGATGACCGGCGCTGATGGCAAGGCCCTTGAGATCAGTCAGAAGACCCAGACCGTTGACCCAAGGTTGTTGGATGCCGACCAGCGCGAAGCGTTACGGGATATTTTGAACTCCGCCCTGAGGCTTGCAGCGCCCAGCGCACAGGCGCAAGAAGAAGCCATTGATGGCGAATATGAGGAAGTAGAAAATGGATGAGCCGCTTGAGTGGGTCGCAATGAAGTTTGACCCTCAACTGTCTGTGAACGTGCGTAATTTAATTCGCGCAATGCGCGGTGAGGTGGTCACGCTGAGCAAGGACCAGTGGGAAGATTACAAGGAATGCTGCGCTGACATAATGGAGCAGTTTTTGGAAATGCGGAAAGAGCGGGGATAATGATCGACTTCGACATTTCGAAGATCGACATCCAGCGCCAATTGATGGAGTTGGACCGGGCTGACTGTGAGGAAAGCCTGTATTATTTTCTAACGAATGCGTGGAAGTATATCGACGCCAGCACATGGAAAGACGGATGGCCCATTGAGGCTGTCGCTGAGCATTTGCAGGCCGTGGTCGACGGCGACATCAAGAGGCTGATCGTCAACATCCCTCCGCGTATGGGTAAGTCGACCATTACGTCTGTTGCGTTCCCCGCGTGGACATGGGCTCAGCAGGACAGATCGGCCACGTCAGGCCCCGGTGTGCAGTTCCTGATGGCGTCCTATGCCAACCAGCTTGTGCTGCGCGACAGTGTGAAGTGCAGGCGCTTGATTGAGTCCCCGTGGTATCAGGGCATGTGGGGTGAGCGGTTTAAGCTGAACTCCGACCAGAACACCAAGTCCCGCTTCTCCAATGATCAGGGCGGTGAGCGCCTGATTACGTCTGTTGGCGCGGCAGTAACGGGTGAAGGTGGTTCGATCATCGTCATTGATGACCCTAACTCCGCATCTGAGGCTTTCTCTGAGGCCAACATCGAAAGCACGATTGAGTGGTGGGATGGGACCATGTCTACCCGTCTCAATGATGCCAAAACGGGTGCATATGTCATTATTCAGCAGAGGCTGGCTGAAAACGACCTGACCGGGCACGTTATTGAGAAAGATATTGGCGAGTGGACGCACCTTTGCCTGCCCATGAAGTACGAGGCCGACCGATCCTTCGTGACCAACATTGGCTGGAAGGATCCGCGCACGGAAGAAGGCGAGTTGCTGTGGCCCGACCGCTTCGGGACTAAGGAAGTTTTCAATCTGGAGCGTTCCCTTGGCCCATTTATGTCGGCGGGGCAGCTTCAGCAGCGCCCTGAGCCAGCGGGCGGCGGTGTTATTAAGCGCGAATGGTGGAAATTGTGGGAGGAGCAGAGCTATCCGCCCATGGATTATATCATTGCGTCTCTTGACACGGCGTACACGACCAAAACCACCAACGACTATTCCGCAATTTCCATCTGGGGCGTGTTCACCACCGACTCCACGGCCATTGCCAACCGCATTTTGGACAAAGACGGGCGTCCAATGTACTTTGACAGGGGCTATGCGGAGACCGCGCCGCGTTTGATGCTGATGCATGCGTGGCAAGAGCGCCTTGAATTCCACGATCTGGTGGAAAAGGTTGCTAAAACCTGTAAGTCATTGAAAGTCGACAAGCTTTTGGTGGAAAATAAAGCTGCTGGCATCTCCGTTTCGCAGGAATTGCGGCGACTTTATGGCAGTGAGGGCTTTGCCGTGCAGCTTTCAGACCCCAAAAGCCAAGATAAGCTGTCGCGCCTGTATTCTGTGCAGCATTTATTTGCTGACGGCATGGTTTTTGCCCCCGATAAGGTGTGGGCGGAGCAGGTAATTACGCAAGTCGGGCAGTTTCCCAAGGGAAAGCATGACGATTTGGTCGACACAGTGTCTATGAGCATTAGGCATTTGCGTGATATTGGGCTTTTGACGCGGTCTCAGGAGCGCATCGAAGAAATTGAGGGCATGAAGACATATCCGGGCAAGCAATCAGTGCCTCTGTACCCGGCATGATGGAGGATTTATGAGGTATATTGGTCGCGTTAACGCATCTTGCACGGTTGAGGACCTTGGCCAGCGTCAGTTTGAAGTTGAGGTCTGGGGGGAGGCCCCTTTCGACCATGAGCGGACCTATACATTGAACGCCAAAGATGATAATTCGGCGGCTGAAGAGGGTTTGCGTCTCTTTTGCGATGAAATGGAATGTCTTAGAGACGCGGAAACGAAGGAAGACTGATGGCAACGCAACCGGGCCTCGCTCCAATGAACATTCGTCAGCCTGCGCCTGAAGAACCGGGTGCAATTGACACGTCGCCTATCCAGATTGACTTTGCAGATGAGTCTGGAGACAAGCCTGAGGTCGATGACAAGGGCAATATCATCTCTATTGAGCATGATGACGGTTCAATTACCGTTTCCCTTGACGGAAATCCGCTGGAAGAGGCCGAAGGTGGCGCTGGCGGTGAGTGGTTTGAAAATCTGGTCGACGACATTGACGAAGGTGAGCTTAATCGCATTTCCGGCGACCTGTTTCGCGGCATTGACGACGATTTGCTGTCCCGTAAGGACTGGATTGAGACGCGGGCGCAGGGCATCAAGCTTCTTGGCCTGAAAATTGAAATTCCGGGCCTTACAGGGGCGACTGACGGCGCTCCGGTTGAGGGTATGTCCCGCGTCCGCCATCCACTGCTGCTGGAGGCTGTGCTGCGCTTTCAGGCCAACTCGCGTTCTGAGTTGCTGCCGACAGACGGGCCAGTGAAGATCCGCAACGATGACAACAATGCAACGTTGCAGGAAGATCAGATTGCAAACGCCCTTGAGCGCGACCTCAACCACTATCTGACGTCCACGGCGACGGAATATTACCCCGACACCGACCGCATGCTGCTTATGCTGGGCTTTGGCGGCACCTCGTTCAAGAAGGTTTACTACTGCCCGCTGCGTAACCGCCCAGTTTCGGAGACTGTTGACGCTGATGACTTGATTGTGAGCAACGACGCGACCGATCTGTCCAATGCGCGCCGCATCACCCACCGGATTATGATGCGCCCATCCATTGTAAAGCGGATGCAGATCCTTGGCGTCTATCGCGACGTTGATCTGGGTACGCCCAGCATGCGCCGTCTGGATCCCTTGCAGCGCGAAGAGCGTGACCAGCAAGGCATTTCCGCTGACTCCACCAATCCGCTGGACCGAGACCGCGAAATCTATGAGTGCTATTGCGAACTGGACATCAAGGGCTTTGAGCATAAGCACAAGGGCAAGGTGTCGGGCCTTGAAATCCCATACCGCGTGACCGTTGACGTTTCCTCCAAGGAAATCCTGTCCATCGTCCGCAACTTCGACGAAGACACGGCAGACTTGCCAACGGCGAAGAAAAACTTTGTTAAATATACGTTCGTACCGGGCCTTGGCTTCTACGACATCGGCCTCCTGCACATTCTGGGCAACACGACTAATGCCATTACGGCTGCATGGCGCGAATTGCTGGACGCGGGCATGTATTCCAACTTTCCGGGCTTCCTGATGGCAGATACAGGAGCAAGGCAGAACACGAATATCTTCCGCGTTCCTCCGGGCGGTGGCGCTCTTGTGAAGACTGGCGGCATGCCGATCTCACAAGCCGTCATGCCGTTGCCTTACCAGCCGCCGTCACAGGCCCTGATGCAGCTTGTGGGCGACATGGCCCAGACCGGTATGCGTATTGGCGGCACATCTGAGCAGCAAGTCGGTGAAGGCCGCGCTGACGCTCCGGTGGGCACGACCATTGCGATGATCGAACAGGCTACCAAGGTCATGAACGCCGTCCACAAGCGCCTGCATGCGGCACAGGCTGAAGAGTTTCGCTTGCTGTGCGATTGCTTCCGCGAGAACCCGGAAAGCTTCTGGCAGCGCAACTCCAAGCCAGCCATGTCATGGGACCAGCAGACGTTCCTTAAAGCGCTTGAGGACTTCGATCTCACGCCTCAGGCTGACCCCAACACCGCATCGCATGGTCAGCGCATCATGAAGATCACGGCGTTGAAGCAGCTTCAGCAGGCAAACCCGTCGATGTACGATCCAATCGCCATCGACACGGCTGCCTTGCAGGCCATCGGCTGGTCCAACCCGTTGCAGTTCATGGCACCGCCGAATGCTCAGGCATCTCCGCCGCCGGAACTGTTGCAGGCTCAGGCCAAGATGAAGAACGACGAAATGACCGCCAATGCGCGTATGATGGAAGCGCAGGCACGGGCGGCAGAGACGCAAGCCAAGATCCAGTCTGGTATGTTTGCGCCCAAGCAGGACGCGCCGGAAATGGGTCAGGCAGCGTTGACTGCGGCGCAGGCAGACATGATCAATGCCGAAACCAAGCGCAGCGAAATTGGTGTCCGTCACCAAGAGCGCATGGTAGAAGATCAGAACCGCGATTTGGATCGTCAAAGCCGTGAGCGTGTTGCCATGTTGCAGCTTGCCCGTGACCTTGTGATGCATCCGGAGCAGGCTGAAGCTGTTGAGCCCTTGGCGGGCCCGTCAGAGCGCAAATTTGA